GTATTGTACGAATCAATACTTAATATTGATATATATCCTATTATACCTCTTCCGAATGTATATACTGGAACTCCATATCCGCGTTCTGATGTTTCCAGAGCCAGACCAATGCAGAGATTGCTTAATAAACTTTGGTCGCTGGCTATATCGCATGCGCAGGCGTCAGCAGGATTAAAATTATTAGTTCCACTTGGCAGTGTAGAGAATATAGGTGATTTAGAGCGTGATTGGGCTAATCCTAATGCTGTTATAGAAGTAGACAGTTCGCAGGGTGAACCGCATTATCCGTCTCCTACACCACTGGCGTCTGAGTTTTACAGACTTATACAGACTGCTGAGCATTATATTGATTTTACATTTGGGCTTCCAGAGTTAATGCATGGTTTTTCTGAAGATGCACCTGAAACTGTACGCGGTACTGAGAAGATGATATCTCTTGGCGCTGAACGTCCTAAATCTAAGCTTAGGGATATTGAATTTGGTATTAGCAGGTTGGGTAGAGTAATGTATGGTCTTGGTAAAAGTCATTATTCATACCAGAAAATGTTTAGGTTGGCACAGCCTAATAATGATTTGTCAGAGGTTACAGTTAATTTATATGATGATGTCAGCGGTACACTAATGGATATAGCAAAAGACAAATATAATGTTAATCAGCATGACGTAACTATAGCTCCCGGTTCTACATTGCCGACCAGTAAATGGGCTGAGTATAATGTATATCTGGAAGCGTTTCAGCTTGGTATTGTAGATAAGGAAGAAGTTTTGAAGAAAAATCCAGAGATATTTGATAAAGAAGGAATTTTACAGAGAACTGGAGAAATACAACAATTACAAGGCATGGTACAGCAATTAGAAGGCCAAGTCAAAAATTTGCAAGGTGACTTGCAGACCGCTCAAAGAGAGTCGGTGGCAGATAGAAAGAGGGTTGAAGTTGAGAAATTTAAATCCAAGCTTTCTAATGTCGAATCAGATGCTAAAGCAACTAACAAAGTGCAGGCTGAAAAGCTTGCCGGAGCAGTGAAGCTCGCGGCTGAGAAATCCAAAAATATAATGGGTTCTACTCTTGAAGCTGGCGAGACATTGTAGAAAGGAATAAAATGGAACAAGCTGAAGCAATACAACCTACCGATGAACAAGTAATTGATGATGTTCTAGGTAGTAGTGACGGTATGTCTGATACCTTTTTTGAGGATGATGCCACACAACAGGAAGATGTTCTGGGATTCGATGAAGTTCCAGAAACTAATGCTCAAGAACTGACTTCGCAACAGAATACAGATTGGGAATCGGAAGCACGTAAGTTCCAAGGGCTTTACGATAGAGCTCAGTCTAAAAATGACAAATATGAAAGTGTCATGACTTCTTTAGCGGAGAAGCAACTTCAAGAGCAGGGTTATGGTGATGGCGTCAATCAGATGAGTAATTCAGAACCTTCGCTTTCCGAGGATGAATTTAATCCTTGGGATGCCTACTATAAACCGGATTCAGCTTCATATAAGTACAGAGCAGCTCAAGAACAGCGTTCTGTCAGTGAAGCAGTTAATAATCAACTTGGTCAGATGAATGAGCAAATTATGATTAATAACACGGTTAATGAATTGCGTGGAAAGTATAAACTGAACGATAGTGAAGTTAATGAATTCATGGAATTTGCTACAAGACCTACGGAAAAGCTGTCTCTTGACACTTTAGTCAAGGTATGGCGTTCTTCCAATAGTAATGTAAAGAGACCTGAAGTACGCAATTCGGTAGAGGCTGCGAAAGCAGCCAAACAAGCACCACGCAGTCCGGGCGCTTTACAAGGAGCTCCACCAGCAGTCAAAGATGAATTTGATGAGCTGTGGGAGGGAGTAAAGAAAGCCGGAGGCATGGGAAGCAGATTACCTTAATTAAATAAAGAGAGGAAGATAAAATGGCTACAAGTGCAGCTGGTTATGTCCGAGGACAATTATCCAGTACTGATGTTGCAACTACTGCTGGTAATAGTCATGCATCCGCGCACGGGGCAACCCCCGATAATCGCCGAATGTATGACTTTAGCGACAGAGTTGCAGAGTTAGCGCCAGAAGAGTCTCCTTTTTTTGTATACCTGAGTAAAATAGCGAAAGTACCCACCAGCGACCCAGTATTTAGGTTTCTGGAAAACCGTAGTAAAATTGATTGGACTAATCGTGTACTCTATGCCGATAGCGCTTTAGGCTCTTTGGCAGCTGGAGTATCTGGTGTAGTTAATTTTGATGACGGTTCTGGAGCCAATGTTGATTGGTTGGTAGCGGGTATGGTTGTTGCTGTTGAAGTTGTTGACGGTAAATCTCATGCGGTATTCCGTTTGGATTCTGTCAGCGTAAACTCAACTGAAACAATATGCGATGTCACATGTATGAGCGTTGGTAACTCCTCTGAGAGTGGTTATAATGCTGTTGCAGATGGTGACAAAGCACAGGTAATTGGTACTGCGTTTGCTGAAGGTTCAGGTTCGCCAGATGTCTGGTCTAGGGCACTAGAAGACGATTTTGGTTACACCCAAATCTTTAAAACAGCAGCAGAAATGACCAATACGTCAATCGCTACTAATTATCGAGGGTATGCAAACGAATGGCAGAGAATCTGGAACCTTAAACTAAGAGAGCATAAGGTCGACATAGAAAGAGCGATGTTATTTGGACAACGCGGTCGGTCAAGTGGAGTTCAAACCACAGAAGGTCTAGCAGGCCATATAATCGTTGCTCGCCAAGCACAGACACCGGGGTCTATTTCGTATAGTTCTGGTTCACCTTATTTTGCAGCGGCAGCTTCGACAGGTATGACCTATGATACTTTTCTAGGTGATTTTGAAATACTGTTTGACCCGGCACGTGGCGGAAGTAATAACAAACTCGCCCTTGCTGGTCTACCTGTTATTTCTTATTTGAACAAGGTTGGTAACAATAGCTTTATTGATGTGTCAATTGGAGACCCTGACGATGTTTCTACACGTTATAATTTCCAAGCGTCACAGCGTGAAGGTTCTTTTGGACACAGTATCATGCAGTTAAATACTGTTCATGGTGATTTGTCTATTGTTCGTGAGCCGTTGTTTCGTAGTATGTCAGCAGGATTTTTACTGTTAGCAGATATGAGTCAATTAGCTTATAGACCTTTGGTGGGTAACGGCTTAAACCGTGATACCCATGTAATTACTAACGTACAGCAAGCTGATGAAGACCTTCGGAAAGATATGATTCTTACTGAAGCTGGTCTGGAAGTAACAATTCCAGAAACTCATATGCTGTATTCATTTACTGACCTTAACTAAGGGGGGATGGAATAATGCGTAGTGATTATTTAGAGAGAAATAGTGGTGTATCTGATTTAAAAAGAAAAATACGACACGTCAATGCTGCAATAACATTGAAAGCAGAAGACTCTGGAACTATTTTTATGATAAATCAGGCAGCAGCTTATGCTATAACATTGCCGGAATGTGCTACTGAAGATAATAAATTAATGGGCTGGAGTGCCGAATTTATTCTTGGTACAGTAGCATCTAATGCTGTAACTGTGCAAGTCACCGATGATGATGGTGATATTATGCATGGTCACGGTATTGATGGCGAAGATGGAGCAGCTCAGACAGTTTCTGAAGGAACTGGCTTTGATGTTGTCACTTTTATTAGTGGCGCAACAAAAGGCGATAGAGCATCTATCATTTGCGATGGCGATAGTTATTATGTATTCAGCTTAGCGGCTGATAAAGCTCATATCACATTTAGCTAATCTTAAGTTTGAGGGGTAATAGCTCAATATACAGATTGAACATAGTGGGGCGGGTTAATACCCGCCTCACTCAAAAGTAAGGAAAGAAAATGGCAGTATATAATTCATCAAATGTTAAAACAAAAGTTTTTATTCATAATGCCAATGAGGGAACTCAAGCAAGTTCTGCTGGTAATATGGCAAAAGATATATATGATTATATCGTAACTCTAGACAGTACAAACAATGCTGTACTATCAATAACGCATTGCCGTCTGAATGGCGATAGAATTTTAACGCTTGTTGTAGGCGGTTCTTAATGGTTAAGAATTGTATGCATTGCAATGAACCAAATCCTGACGGTTGGTTTAATTGCCGCTCATGCGGACAGCGTTCTTCAGAGCCTATGTATACAACTCAACTTATATTAAGGGATGGTTCTTGGGCCACTGCAATACGTAAAGATAAGGTTGATTTCAATACTATCAGTATGGATGATAGTATAAAATCAATGGAAAATAATATAAAAAAAGAAAATGCTAAGAAATGGGATTCAAGAGTAAAAAAAGCATGGAAACAGGGAGGCTAATATGCCAAGAGGTAAAGGAACATATGGAAGTAAGGTTGGAAGGCCTTCTAAAGCTAAAAAGAAGGGTTATAAAAAAGGCGGAGCTGTAAAGCGTGGAAAAAAACGTGGAAAAAAACGGTAGTCAAACTTGGCCTAATATTGATTCAGTTGATATGACTGATTATAATTTTGGAGATGATTATTTCAATCCAAAACTTGTTACTGCTGTAGAAGCTCTGGAAGAAATTGCTTCT